TAAATCATTATGTTGAAGATTTTCAGTGTCTACTGACAGTAAATTAATCATTGGAATTTCTTCGTCAGCATCTCTGATAACGAGTTCTTCTTCCTCTTCTTCTTTTACTTCCATTTCTTCTGTTTTTTCTTCAATATCAGATTCAGCTTTTACTTCAATTGACTCTTCGACTGCGTCTTCAGTAACATCGGTTTTGATTTCTACCTCTAATTCAGTCTTTTCGTCAATATCTTCAATAGTGTCTTTTGCTTGAGACATTGCTTCCTCCTCTGTTGGAGATAGAGGACGTTCACTTACAATTTCCTCTGACTCCATGTTAAGAATTGGCACACCCATCATAGTAATATCGTGCGTATGCGGAGGTTCCCCTGCATTTAACACAACACCATTGAGAATGCGGTGTGCATGATTAGACATATGAGAGGCGTAAGTAGTCACCCCATTATTGCTTGCATCTAATTCAACAGTGTGATAATGACCACCCACTACACTGGTAATACCAGCAGTAACTTCATTCATCATCTTTTGTTCATCTTCAGATACGTCGGCATCTATTGATGTAACAAATTCTTTATAATCTTGATCATTATCAAAACTCTTACGTATAGAAAAGAGAGAGTCTTGATTGCATGGAACACTTACTACAGAAATTTCTAATAACTCTACATCAGTAATAGTCATAGAATCATCTTCTCTATTATACTTTCCATCTTTAACTCTAAAACCTACTGAAAAACTTTTTAAAGCCCCATCTTTGATTAAAGTTTGTACGCCATGTAGCTTTTCAGCAGCTTCACTTACTGAACCTTCGACAAATATACCTTTTTTATCAACTTGAATCTTATCAATACGCCCAATAGGCGTATCATGTTTATGTTGATAAAGCATTACAGGATTTCTTCTAAAATTTTCTACACCTTTAGCCCACGCTTCCGCAGTGACAACGTCACCAGAACGATCTTTAGCAGTGGTATTAGCATATCCAGCAATTTTAAGAGATTTTGATCCTTTTTTTAGGGCTTTTGTTTCGAAGGAACTGTTTAGATATAATGTTTTATTCGTCATTTGTTGCTTCCTCGACTGTAGAATCCCCTTCAACAGGTCTTCCACCTTGTGTAGCGTCTGTTGCACTACCTGTTATATTTTGTGGTACTCTTATAGTATCATTATCTTCCAATTTTGGAAATTTTAATCCTTCACGAGCCTCATTTGGGGTTATAATTCCCGTATTAACCAGAGTAGAATAATAAATAGCTTGTGTTCTATTATCTGGTTGTAACGCTGGAACTACTAGTCTATCAGGACGAATAGTAACACCGTTATTAAAAAAATGTGAGAATGCACTTCCAAACTGATTTAGCATAGGAAGTATAGTTTGTAAATAAAATAATTTTTGATTAGCATCTATATTAGCATTATTACCAGATTTTAATAGTACGTAAGGTACACCTAAAGCTTTAGCCATATCCATTTGTATACGTTCTATAGAATTTTCAAAATCTAGTTTATCAAAACTTACAGCAGAAAAGGGATCAATCTTAAGTCCTCCATCTAAAATAGCTGGATTACGTGCACCATCAAAAATAGTATTATAAGTAGAGCGCCAAGACTCAAGTAATCTTTGTTTTACTCTTTGTGAGAGTATATTATCTGTAGACAATACAAAACCTGGAAGAGCATTATTCTTAAAGAACTGTCTTTGAAACTTGATCATATAGTAATAAAGTTCCATTAGCTTAAGTAAGGACTTAAGTTTAGAAGTGCCTCTAAAAATAGATTCATCATTCTCAGCCATTACATGTATAATCTCTTCAGGAGCAAACTGAATAGTATCTGCTTTTCTAGTTTGTTTCCTACCGCTAAAAAAATTATCAGATGCTTGTTGATTAGCTATCAAATAATTATAGTGATTTACAAAAGTAACAGGATCAGGTACTACTTCTACGTCATTAGCAGGAAGTATATAAATATCATTACCATCATAGTAAAAGAAAGCATTACCATCTAACATAAAGTCTAAAAAAGCTCTTCTAAAAAATCTTACTCTATCTTCAAAAGGATTAGGTTTTATATTAAGTAGTTTATTTACTTTTTTAGCAGGAGACTGCCCTTCAACTATAAAGGGTATTTCAGTACAAGAGTTTATAATCATCTCAACAGAACGATGTACAACTTCAATTTCTCTATAAGCTTGTTCAAAATCTACAATTGTCTCTGGAGATGCATAAGGTGATAAAGCAGCAATAGATGGCTGTGCTGGATTAAGCTTTTCAGCTATCCATTCCCTAAATCCCATTTTATTGTCTGCCATTTTTCGTCCTTTGTATATCTAACCAATTTTTAATTTTAGATGCTAAATGATTAGAGTAAGTCTGTCCGTATATAGTATGTAGTTGTTTATGGTGTGTAGAGCATAAAGTAAATAAATTTTTATGACTCAAATCATCTTCACAATCTTTTGCAAAAATGACTCTCAATTCTTTAATTTTTTCAACACTAGTTACGTTTTTTATGCTATTCTTATCACACCATTTACCAAACAATTCACTTACGCTGTATAAATGATGTAACTCTAATTTAGTTTTACTTCCGCAGATATAGCAATCTTCTCTAGTTTTATAATCTTTCTTAATATAGTCTCTTATATACTTAATAGGAAATCTTTTTAAATTGCTCAACTACTTGCCACCTCATGTTATAATGCTCTATATCCGTATTCAATCCTACATCATCTTCTGGTAAGTTTAACACTTTCCCACCAACTGTGTCAAGATATTTTAAATTTAAATACTTCTTAAGTAAATAAGATATAATTATATCGTCTCCCCTTTTAGGGTATCCTATTTTATCTATATCTTTTTTTAGTAAATCTAAAGCAGATTGTTTAATTAGAGTTATAGCTCCTACTATAAAATCTACTTTAGAATCCTCATTCCAGTGATCTATTAATTCTTCATATGAATTAGCAGATTCTACTCCTGATTTTCCATAAACTCCCACTATAGGTGCCTGTTTATTATACATTTTTTTAACTAAACTGGGGTGAGGCATAAGATCATCATCTACTATTAGCTTATAAGGTTCATCATAATCAAAACATCTAACCCATCTCTCCATACACAGCCAATTTTTTTCATTATTTATAACATCTATACCATTACCTAAATAGGGGAAAGGATTACCAGGATTATTATTAACTACCGTTACAGGCATTATGGTTTTATATGTAGTTGCAATATTTAATACATTTTCTTGTCTTTTATAATTTAATATTATTAATCGTATATTAGGCATAAATTGATACACCACTCATCTTGGAGTGAGTATATATAGCATATCTAACAGAGTCACTTGGGTGCGAAGTCCAGTCATGAATTGGTTTAGGATTCTCAGTATTAGGATTCCATCTGTAAGAACTCATTGCTGAATAAGTATGTTTACCTCCCATAGTATCAAAATACAAATTATCATTTTCTATTAAGGACTGTAAACAAGCTATACCGTCATTAACTGATTTAATAGCATTTTCACAATATATATCGTAGTCATAAGCAAAATCAGCTTTTACTTGTTGTGCTGCAGAATCAATATAAATAGTTTCTATATTCCATCTATCTATTTGTTCTTGTATTGCACCAGCTAACTCAGAAGTAGTAGATTCTTTTGAAATATATTCATCTAGTATATAATATGATTTACCATCATATCCTATAACAACAAATACATTCTCATCTCTATACCCAACATCGAGTCCTGCAATAATCTCTGAGTATCTATTTTCTGCATAATCATCAATATGTTTTGTTTCATCTAAATACTCATATATCTGTGCTTCTGTGGTAGTCCACTCACACTCATATTCCTGGGCAAAAAGTGCTCTTGTAGAAGTTCTTTTAGCTTCCATAACATCTTTTTCAGATAGTAAAGGATTAGCTCTCCAAGTATGTATAGAAGATCCCCACTCATCGTATTCATCATCTTTGCCTCTCATAAAGTATTCGTATAAATAGTTACCTTTACCACGAGGAGTAGAAATCCATAAACATCTAGAATCTTTAAAAGTAGATAGTGCAGGACGTAAGTCACGGGTAAAATATTCGTCATGAGGTATAATCGCAGCTTCATCTACAATTAGTAGATTAGCAGCGCGACCAACTAGTGAATCTCTATTATTAGCAGATAATAGTCTAAATATAGAACCATTTATAAGTTTGACCACTTTATCTTTTTGATTAAATTTATCTACTTCAAGTTCCATGCTTTTAATTAAATCAGTAACATAGTCCCAGATAATAGAAGATAGTGAGAAGTTAGGAGCAACTACCATAACTTGTTGACCAGGCTCTAGTAGTTTAGCAAAAGCAATAATAGCAGCTGAATAGGACTTACCAGTACGACGAGCAGCTACATGTACAAAAAATCTATTTTCTTCTAATCCTTGTAACATAGCTTTTTGAGATTCATTAAAAACTACAGATTGAGGAAGCCTACTGCATAACTTATCTACATTAATCTTAAAAAATTTTATATTCATTTAGGTAACATATTATAAATAATAGAGAAAATAGTTACTAATCCAGCAACAACACCACCGGCCCATAGCAAGGTGTGTAATGAAGTTTTACCTTTAGTAGCAAGCTCACTTACATCATTAAGTTTAGCATGGATAACTTTAAGTTCTTTAGATATAGCATCCATATTTTCCATAATAATCTTATGTCTAACTTCGCACACTGCTTCATGCGAAGAAATATTCGCTTTATTAGTCTGAGAACGTTCATGTAAAATGTCTAGTTCTGCTTGCACTTGATCTAACTCTCTTATGTTGTCTGACATAATTACTCCGCATAGTATTGCTATACTCTTTATTTATTTTGTTGTTTTATATTATAATTTATTAGTGTTAATCTATCTTTTCCATAACTAAACTCAGCAGTAGTAGGTATCTCAAATCGTTTATCCTCTATAGTAGTAAAAAATCTCATTCTTCCTTCTGCAAATACATCATCTTCTACAACATTTTTAATTGTTTTATAGAATAAATGACCTGGTAATCTATATTTAACTTTATATGTTAACATTTTCCCTCCCGTTAACTATTTATATTTTAATTATAAAGTTAACGACACTACTTGGCAAGGTTGTTGCCAAAGCAGGAATGCTTAGTCCGGGTATTGTATGCGTGTGCGCGGCGTTAACGTTATCTGTTAAAGCAGTGCCCGTTGCAGAGTCTTTTGCTGACGTAGCAAAAGTTCCTGTTGTATTTGTTCTACCAGCTGTTGTAGATCCTGTAGTACCTGTTCCTGTGGTATTCGTAGCGTTGGTAATAACACTTGATGCAGCAACAGAGCCGGTTTCTGTACCAACAGTACCATTGTTAGAACCTTTACCGAGCAACACTCTATCTCTAAGATCAGGAAGACCAAAAGTACTTGAGCCATCACCTGTCCCATAAGCAGTAGATATTGCTGCAAATAGACGTGCGTAAGTACTTCTACTTACATTAGACCCGTCGCAGAGTAACCAACCTGCATCTGGAGCAGCTGCCCCACCAAAAGCTATAATTGATCCTGACGGAACAATTTCGAATCCACCCGCTGTAGATCCATCGTGTACTATCAACCCTTCGGTTGCAGTATCGTATGAGAGTTCGCCAGCAGCACCCGTAAATGAGTTGTTCTGTGCGGTTGTACCTCTCCTAAGTTGTAGTGCTGTAGCCATTTATCGCTCCTTATTTATCTGCACAATCAAGTGTGCCTATTTTGTCAAGGTTATAAAAACCTTTTTACCATATTTATTATTTAGCGTCAATATATTTTATTTATTAGAATGCGCCCAGATCTAAAGTTACTAAAGAACCAATAGGATCCATTAAATCATATTTAGTTATACTTGCTATACCAAAAGCATCTTCTGAGGTATCAGTTAAGTTACCTAAATCAGTATTAGTAGTTCCTGGAACTACAGAAGTAGATGAATTAGTATATCCGACTCCTGCTTCAACACCTGTTAAAGAACTACCATCACCTATAAAGGTTGTTGCAGCAACTTCCCCACCTACATGTACGTTACCAGTAGAAGTACCATTACCTATTGTCACAGTAGCATTAGAAGCTAATGTAAATTTATTTGTGGCATCTATTCCTAGACCCCCTAAGTATGAATGAACTTTTGTAGTCATGATAACCTTTCCTTACTACTCATTTATAAGGCTCCTAAATCTAGAGATACTGATCTACCATGAGGTTCCATTAAGTCATAGGCAGGGGAATTTCTAATACCAAAAGCATCAAAGCCAGAAGTTAAATCACCTAAGTCAGTATTTACGGTACCAGGAGGATCAGCAATTGTAGTATTAGTAGTAAAGCCCATAGCCCCACCACCAGCTGGTTCTGCCCAAGAAAGGTCAGTCCCATCACTTGTTAATACCGTATCTGCACCGCCAGCAGCTAATCTAGCAGTAGCACCCGAAGCATTACCATATATAATAGAACCTCTAGTAATAGCATTAAGTTGATTAAGTTCTGTTGTAGTAGTACTTGCTACAGCAACCTTACCAGAGCTATCAGAAGCTAATGCACGAGAAGCTGTTAAGTTGCCTGTAGTAATTGTAGATACAGCCCCAGCAATATTAGCAACTCTTCTTGCTTCTATAGCAGTAGATTCGGTAACCCCTGCACTTAGTTGTGTCTGAATAGCTGAACTTACGCCATCTAGATAACCTACCTCAGTTGAAGTTACTGCAGATACAGCTACCTTACCTGAACCGTCAGATACTAAAGCTCTACTTGCTGTAAGATCAGCATCATCAATAGTAGTAGCTGCCCCAGTTATAGTAGCTTGTTTAGAGTCAATCTGAGTCTGGATAGCACTGGTTACGCCGTCTACATAGCCAAGTTCTGTAGCAGTGACTGCTGAAGCAGCGACCTTGCCACTTCCGTCGGATACTACAGCACGGCTAGCAGTAAGATTACCTGTGGTTATGCTAGATACAGCTCCAGCAATGTTAGCTACTCTTCTTGCTTCTACAGCAGTAGTTTCGGTTACAGTAGCAGCTACACGACTAGAGTTATCAGATAGATTAGTATTAGTAGTATTAATCTGAGTCTGAATAGCGGAAGTAACACCGTCTAGATAACCTATTTCTGTTGAAGTTACAGCAGACACAGCTACTTTACCGCTTCCATCTGAGACTACTGCTCTAGAAGCAGTTAGATCAGCGTCATCAATAGTAGTAGCTGCCCCAGTTATAGTAGCTTGTTTAGAGTCTATTTGTGTTTGTATAGCGGAAGTTACGCCGTCTAAATAACCAACTTCGGTACTAGTTACTGCAGAAATTGCAATCTTACCTGAGCCATCAGAGACTACTGCTCTAGAAGCTGTTAAATTGTCTTTATAAACAGTAGATACAGCACCCGAACGGTTATCTGTAATTGCAGTATTTAAGTCTGCACCATTATATTTAACTGAGGTAGCAGTAAATTGTCCTACAGCTAAATTAGCAGCCCCAGTAGGACTAATAGCAATATTGGAGTCAGGATCTCTAGTTTCGGATAGTGTAAAGAACTTAACTGACTCATCATAGTAGAGAGCTGCATTACCAGAAGTACCACGATTAAAGAATATACCAACATCTGCACTAGGAGCACCTGATACAGCATTAGCAAGCATGATAAATCTGTCTTGAATTACTTTATTTTCTGAATTAACAGTTGTAGTGTCGCCATTAACTGTTAAGTTACCTGTGACAACTAAGTCATCACTCATATTTACTTGACCAGTAAATGTAGCTCCAGCTAAAGGAGCTTTTGTATTTAATTGTGTTTGTATAGCACTACTAACACCATCAAGATAACCAATTTCTGTGCTAGTTACTACAGATACCGCTACTTTACCAGATCCGTCACTAACAACTGCACGAGAAGCAGTTAAGTCAGCATCATCAATAGTAGTAGCTGCTCCTGTTATAGTAGCCTGCTTAGAGTCTATTTGAGTTTGGATAGCAGAGGTAACTCCATCAACGTAACCAAGTTCTGTTGAAGTAACAGCTGAAGCAGAAACTTTTCCACTACCATCACTTACTAGTGCTCTAGAAGCTGATAAATTACCTGTAGTAATTGAAGATACAGCACCAGCAATATTAGCTACTCTTCTAGCTTCTACAGCAGCAGTATTACTAAAATTACTAGCTATCCGACTAGAGTTATCAGATAGATTAGTATTGGTATTGTTAATTTGAGTTTGGATAGCAGAGCTAACACCATCTAGGTATCCTATCTCAGTTGACGTTACATCAGATACCGCTACTTTACCAGAGCCATCTGAAACTACAGCGCGAGAAGCAGTTAGATCAGCGTCATCAATAGTAGTAGCTGCCCCAGTAATGGTAGCTTGTTTAGAATCAATTTGAGTTTGTATAGCGCTGGTTACACCGTCTAAATAACCAATCTCTGTAGCAGTTACTGTTGATACAGCTACCTTACCTGAACCATCAGATACAACAGCTCTGGAAGCTGTAAGATTACCAGTGGTAATTGTAGATACTGCGCCTGCTATATTAGCTACACGCTTAGTCTCAACGGCTGTGGCATTAGCGGAAACTACGTCTATATTAGCATCTAATCGTGTGTATGTCACGAAATCATTAGAAGCACTTGCAGTGGTAGCTATTTTAGAATCAATTTGTGTTTGCACACTAGAGGTAGCATCTAAATATCCTAGCTCAGTTGAAGTAACTGAAGCAAGTGCAGCTACTTTACCAGACCCATCAGATACTAGTGCGCGTGATGCAGTTAGATTACCTGTAGTAATAGTTGAAACAGCACCTTGAATGTTTGCAACTCGTCTAACTTCTACACCAGCTGCTCCTGATGCAGCTACAACATTATCTTGTACTAAGTTGATATTAGCATTTAACTGTGAATAAGTAATAAAATCATTTGAGGCAGAATCGGCAGTTGAAATTTTAGTGTCTATTTGAGTTTGGATAGCAGAGGTAACTCCATCTACATATCCTAGCTCAGTTGATGTTACAGGAGAGATAGCAACTTTACCGCTACCATCAGATACTAGTGCGCGTGAAGCTGTTAGATCAGCTGTGGTAATTGTAGATACGGCACCCGCTATATTAGCTACACGTCTAGCTTCTACAGCTGTCGCATTAGCAGAAACTACATCAATATTAGCATCTAGTATAGTAAAAGTTACAAAATCGTTAGCAGCTGAATCAGTGGTGGCTATCTTAGTATCGATCTGAGTCTGAACAGCTGAAGTTACTCCGTCTAGATAGCCTAATTCAGTAGAGGTAACAGCTGACACAGCTATTTTACCTGCATCACTAGTAGTTACAACAGCACGACCAGTAGCTAGATCAGAAGTTAAGATTGTAGATACAGCACCTGCAATGTTGGCTACGCGTTTTACCTCTACAGCTGTAGCATTAGCAGATACAACGTCAATATTAGCGTCTAGCTGCGTATAAGTAATAAAATCATTTGAAGCTGAATCTGTGGTTGCAATTTTAGTATCTATCTGAGTCTGAATAGCTGAAGTAACCCCATCAACATATCCTATCTCTGTAGATGTTACAGGCGATACAGCAACTTTTCCCGAACCATCGCTAATAAGAGCACGATTAGTATCTAAATTACCAGTTGTTATAGTGGAAACTGCTCCAGCAATGTTGGCTACACGACGAGCTTCAATAGCAGTAGCCTCACTAGCTACATTGTCTTGTACTATGTCTAGATTGGCTGTTATGTTAGTATATGTTACAAAATCGTTAGCGGCAGCAACTGCTGTTTGTAGTGAAGCTATTGTAACTTTTTTGGTAGCATCAGCGCCCAAGTCCACAATGGGTAATACATCAGTTCCGGCTACATCAGCAGCAGCAAGTTCTGTTAGGTCTGTAATCTTTACGTTAGCCATGAATATATCCTTTGCGGTTTGCTGAGAAACCTCACATTATTTATATGTATTTTTGCATGAATATGCTACAATGTCAAAATCAAAAGTGTTAATCAGCAACATTAGTAAGTATATGCCGTCCATTTTGAGTTATCATTTCTAAACCATCTTGAGTTAGGAGTCCCGGCAGATCATCAATAAGATTTTGATTGGTTACTATGTCACGACCATCTTGAGTTAGCAGTGTTAAATTGTCTTGAGTAGTAATATTTTGAAGTAGATCTACAACCTCTTGTTCTACTAAGATGCCTCTACCATCTTGAGTTAACAGATAGAGATCATCCTGAGTAGTTAGTTCGCCAGGATTGCGTATAGGTACAGCACGTCTACGAACTAAGAATCGTCCGCCACTAACTCCTAGCCTAAGACGAATCATTAGTTACGCTCAGAAATGTACAGTGTTCCGTTTTGAGCATCTGCACGAATTACTGCTATGTGTCGAGTATCTGCAGTACCAAATAAGATGCTAGTAGATACATCATAAGTTTGTAGCTCAGGAAGATAGTGTGAAGTTGTAATGGAAGCGTCTACAGTTGAATCACCAATTTCAACAAAACAGTTAGCAGTAGCATGTAGTGTTACAGCTTGTGTAGTAACAGCTGTAGAACGTAATGATCCTGCACCAATAGCAACAGATTGGCCGCCACTAGCTTTGAGAGGTAAAATGGGTATAGGATTGTTATTGTCGTCTTTGGGTTGTCTACTCATTTTATCTCCTAAATGCGGGACGAGTCATCCATCGTTGCGCGAAGCGCTTGCGATTTTTTTTGGGTTACATAGAGTGTTCTCATTCCATGAGATCTTTCATTAGTTTATCATAGTTATTTATCTGGACTGCTACCGCTGGTCCAGTATTTTTAGGCTTCATGCCCGTCTCAATTTCTTGTAGATGCTTCATCCAATCGAGAAGATCTTTTTTAGAATAGATACCTGTTTCCACAGCTTCTTGTATTTTTTGATCTATCACTTGGTTGATTAGATTCACACGCTTGATCCTATTTAAATATCCTTGCGTAGCGAATACAGAATCTATGTAACTTTTAACTTCTTTTTGCTCTATAACTGAAGTTACACGATCTTGTGTAATAGCATATTCTTCGGCAATATCAACAACGCTTTTACCTGCTAAATAATCATTCGCAAGAGCTAAAACAACAGGATCCAGCGGGGGAGCGTCAAGTGATTTGGTGAGTGCATCCACCGTGGTAGTAATTTGTTTAGACAAGTTCATCCACCTCATAAGTTATATTAATTGATTGATCCATGATTCCATAAGGTGACATGAGTCCTTCATCTGTACGGAACGAGATCACATTAGCTACTTCCACGCCTAGGTCACGATGTGCCTCAGCAAATGGTTGAATTGCAGCAGTTTCAATATCAATTCCTAAATCCTCAGCTAGTTCGATGAGTTCAGGAGAATCACCATCATATACATATCCGCGTAAAGAAATTGCGAGCGTAGCGAGCTTGCGTCCAGCCCCGTAATGAAAACGAGTTTCAGGCTCGACTAACATACACACAAAAGGAAAGTCATTCACTTCGTTGAGAAATACCATCTGACGTGTCACATTTCCACTAAGGATACGTGTTACATTAGTATGTATGTCTTGTACAAGTGCATTGACAATTTGTGTACGCCTGACTGCCATTAACTCGCCTTCAGAGAAGGCCACAGAGCATTGATGATATCATCGATATCTAGCTGGGCGTACTTGCTATATAATGCACTAGTAGCAGGACTATCATCTGGCTGAAAATTAAGCCAACGGATAATAAAAAATGCTAAATCACGTGGTTCAGCTTTAATAAATGCATCCTCAAACCAACCATTAAAAGAATCTAGTGTAGGTATTTTACATCCTAAAGCCTTGTTATGTTCCATATTTATTTCTCTAACCTCAAAAGTTGGATGCAATGGACATTGCTGAGCGTCTAGACACTGATAACCTCTATTATCAATAGGAATACCTGTATCATCATAACCTACAGGAGCTATACCTGGCCAGTAATAATTGCCAGTATCATCATCAGAATCTGTTGTATTGTATACTAAAGGACCGTACTTATATTGTTCCATATTTTACCTCATAAAAATTTTTTAAGACTCATATTAAACATGAATCTAAACTTATGTCCAGTATAGTACTCCTTTTAAAGGATGTCAAGAATTGTCCTTGATTTTCAAAAATTTCCCTGATAAAGCGTCTGTCGATGGGCGGCCCGCGGGCCGCGGCTGCCTAGTCTGCCGAACCGCCCTACCCCCTGCCGGCTGCGCAGCCTGCCCGCAGGCCAGCCGCAGAAATTTATTTTACTTTTTTTATGATTAGGGGTTGACCCGACCGATGGGGGCTGATAGGGTGATTATAGAAACAGAGACATAGGAGTTCTCAAAATGGCCGACATCAAGAACCGCAAACTTCGCAACGAAATCTTCGCCTACTATGGCACAGCCTGCGCGTCATGCGGATGCGGCGACCGTGACATGATGCAGGTCGATCACGTTGATCCACAATGCAACGGCGGATCCGATAAGAAACATAACCTGCAATTACTCTGCATGGTTTGCAACATCATCAAAGGCGACACTCTAGGTTGTGTTCGCATGGCTCCACGCACGCGGCTGACCAACTGCGACAACTGGCAGAAGGGACGGCGCAAACTACGCCAACACATCTCTAAGCTGAGGAAAGCGGGGTAACACCCGCTTAGGGTGTGTCCACCGGGGCACACCTATAGGTTGCATTGAAGA